TTATATCCTAACATTGCTTTTATTATAGACCTTGACGATATTATTGGTGGTTATGAGAGAATTAATACTTTGGAAGGGAGTCCCAAAATTTCTGACTTCAAGATAAACACAACAATAAAAAGAATCAGAGTTACTTCCTTTAAAAATGGTGCGTTTAGAGACTATAATGAAGGGAATTAGTTTCGTTTTTACAAGCAATTTACCCTTTATCGATAGAATACTATTAGACACAGGCAGATGATTTTGCAACCTAGTGTAAGATTCGTAAGCCCCATATAAATTACACGTTTTTTTGAATTTGTAAATTATCGAGACCTTTGCTGGCAATGTTAATATTATGATTCCAACCAGCAAAGAAGAATTCCATGCGATTTTAGATCGCCAGCAGCGAAGCTGATTAAGCATCCGTAATTTTTGTTCTAACGAGGCATATACCGTATCGGTTTATAAATAAAAAAACAAATTTTTTTATTCCAAAATGTGTTACATTTTCATTCGTCGTGATATTTATTTATATACGAGAATGAAATGAAAAGAAAAAAGCTCAAAAAATCCGAACATCTGGTTGTCCGTATTACCCCAGTTCAATTGAAGATGATTATAAACCACCTAAAGCAGGAGGAAGGTATGACAGTGTCTGATTTCATCCGAAAATCAATAAACCAACAACTATACACACAACCATGAAAAGTAATACACTTAAAGGCGGCTGGGTAAATATTAACCTGAAACAAAATGAATTTGAATTTATAAAAGATGTTGGCAGCAAAAGGTATAATATTGTATTACCTCTAATCGAAGGCGCATATTTCACTGATAATATGTGTTACAGATTTGGGCTACGGTCGGAGAATGTTGATGGTGAAGAAAGATACACAACCACATATGTTTTCCCGTGTGAATACGACTTCAGCGAAATGCAACTTAGAGATTTTGACGGCATTGTGAAGGTTATGCAACTAGAAATTGAGGATAAAGCCTTAATTGTCGGTGGCAATGAAAATTTATATCGGATTATGCCCGAAAATGGTGGTTTAATTTCATATTTGGAAGCCGAATTTAAGTCTTATTTGTCGTAGTCAATTGTTCCATTTTCTATAATTATTTATATGTCCTGAACCCCTGTGAATGCGATATTCATGGGGGTTTTCATTGTGTAACAGTTTGTTGTATTGAAGTTGTACCACCAGTGAAACTGAGAGATAAATTAAATATTTAAAAATCAGATGCATATATCCGAATGCTGAAGATGCTTCAGCCTAGTGTCGTAGCAACAAATCCGAGTATCAATTTTAACATTATTCTTAGTGAATTTCGACAGGATGAACAGGTTCATCATATGGAAAATTCAACAAGTCCTGACATCAACATTAACATCTAAATTGCTGATATTTAAGATTATATGTCGCTATAAATGCTGATTTATTCATCAAAATTTTGTATCTTTATATCATAATAATCAATTAAATATCAATACAATATGGGATGGTGTTCATTTAATTTGTCAGAACCTGTCAAGGATTGGTTCACAAGATTGTGGGAGTGTAATTCAAAGTACAAAGTGCTGGATTGCGCTTTGGTAAAGCGTATGACACTATATGCAGCAATTCAGGTTAACGAAACAGGACAAGTCTTATGTGCAGTGTATCTGGTAAGATGGTCGAAGGATTACTACAATTTTTCCTACAAAGACCTGACCGAATTTTCAGGGCCATGTGCTTATGATTGCCCACAAAGGATAATCAATATGTTATCACCACTCGATGATACCAACGACCCGAATGGATATGCACGTGAATGGAGATTGAAGGTTGATGCCTATCACGACCAACGAAATAAGCTTAAAGCAGAATCGGTTGTAATGGTTAGTGAGCCAATTGAATTTAGTAATGGTGCATCTTATCAGTTTTTCAAGAGGAAGGCAAAGAAGGTTTGGGCAGGTGTACTGGATAAAGGGTGTTTCATTCCTGTTATACCTGTTCGATTAAACCTGCTCAACTACAATTTTGAAGTTATTTAATCCATTTAAAGCCAGCTCGAATGCTGGTTTTTTTGTTTGCTGAAGCAGAAATCCTCTGGAAAATCCAACAAGTCCTGACATCAACTTTAACATATAAATGGGAGAAAGTTTAACGAAAAATATTTGATTAAATAACTATTATTCAGTAATTTAGTGGTCTATTTAACACTAAAAATTATGAGTAAAAAACGCGAATTAAATCAAGAGGACATGGAAATGGCAAAGTACATTGCGGATATTCTTTTCAGTGAAAAAATCAAGGTTATGAGCTGGGGTTTTCACAAGCCGAGGGTTATTCCTAATGGATTACAATTTAACGTGCAAGGGTATGTTCACACAGGTGTGGTTGCAGTAATTTACAATCATGGCTGGGACTTATTTTTGGTTCGGCTTCTAAACTCCAATAATGAATTAGTAAAAGAAATCGACATGGTATATTTCGACGACCTATTAGATCTTATTGACGAGAAGGTAGAATCTGGAAGGTATTCACAAGATTTGGGTGTACTTGAAACTGTGAATTGGAATTGACTGGATACAACCCGATTTTAATTAAAAATGACCGAATTATTCACAAAAATAGAATAGCAACAATACTAACCAAAAAATAGGAGAAAATGAACATACTTTATACTAGAGTTTCGACAATCGACCAAAAGACCGACAGACAACGAGTGAATGAAAATGAATATGATTTGGTAATCGAAGATAAGTGTTCGGGTTCAATACCTTTTTTCGAACGAACAGGTGGAAAAGAAGTGTTGACATACATCAACAATGACATCAACATAAACTTGTATGTTTGGACTATTGACCGACTTGGCAGGGATTTGCGGGACATACTAAACACAATTCATTTTTGTTCTGAACGCAACATTCCGATAACCTTTATAAATCAGGGGTTAAAAACCATTGATGAAAATGGGAAAGAGAACCCGATAGCCAAACTAATAATCAGCATACTTGGTACGGTTGGCGAGATTGAGCGTGTACGTATAAAAGAAAATCAACGGGAGGGTGTGAGACTTGCAAAGCTAAAAGGCAATGTATATAATGGTCGTAAGTCAGGTACTAAGGAAGATGTTCTTAAATTTTTGGAAAAACCAAAAAATAAAAAAGCACTCGACTATATCAGGCGAGGTTATAAATTATCCGAAGCCGCAAAGTTGGCTGGTGTTCACATCAATACGGTAACTAAAATCAAAAAACTTGGTTTGCAAACTGTATAAGCAATGACAAAAGAAGAATTTCTAACAGCACTGGATAGGTGGGATATGAACGAACCCCGCTTTTGTGATGGGATAATGTACTATAAGGAGGAAGATGACCTTTATGTTTTCAGTGCATTCACACATGGTTGGTTGCCAGTGTATCTGAACAAAGCTGATTTGATTAGGTTTGTCAGTGGTGAGCTAAATATCAATGATGTAGGTGTCTGATTTGGTAAGGGTGGGAGAAATTTCCACCTTTCTTTTATTGGAAGATTGCGATCTTTTGTATCAAGTCCGAGTATCAGTTTTAACACAAATACGCTTAGATTAGAGCAAGTGTCACTTGGCTGAAGTTAGAAAATTTTCTAGGTTCGATAAAACTTCGGACATCACTTTTAACATATACACCAACAGGAGAGAAGGGTTACCAGGCGTGGGACAGGACCCTTCCTGGATCAACAAAACTCTGACAATCAATTTTAACAAGTGGGGGTTAACCTCCAGAAGAACAGAGGGATAAGCGATCTGCCAGATAAAACTTGGGACATCAACTTTAACATATCATTTTAACCTACATACCCCGCCCCCCATTAAGACCTCCCTTCCTGCCAACCTCCGTTCCTGCGCTTAAATAGCCATTTTCATATGTTATAGAAGGGGCTACAGTACCTTAAAAGAAATTTCTGGATAAAAAATTGGCTAGGGGGGTATATGGGAGCAAAATTCAATTAAAAATTTTTGGGAGAAAATTTAGGAAAATGAAGCAAATCGTAAAAATACCCTGTTGTGAATTTATGAATTTTTACGTATGTTTGTAGATTAAGAAATTATCCTGAGCTAAGGTTTGTGTCTTTAATAAGTTAGATAATCTAATGTGTGATGAATATTGAAGTTTGTTTCTGGCATGAAGTTCTTGAGAACCTAGTTCCCTTCTTGTTTGGTATGGGTGCCAGTTGGATGTTGTTCCTAGGTCAACACCATTATAAATTGATAAAGAAAAAAAGGTTTGCATTAGATTATTTAAAAAACAGCATCTTAACACAAATACCCAAAATCCAAACATCTTTACAAAGTGCTATGGATGCAATCCTCAATAATAAAGGCGATGCATATAAAGCACTAGCTTACGAAGAATTTTCAATTTACCCCCTCAGTTCCATTTCTCCAAGCGAATATTATCAAATATTCAAACAAAAGGAATTTGCTTTATTCCATGAAATCTATAGTATGATCGATTTCCTCCAGAACAATCTACCCAATTCAATTATAAATTATTATTTCGAGAATGTCAACCAACATCTTCTTGATGTCGGTATGGTTGGCGATAAAGAACATATTAAGAATTGTAGTAGTTGTCATCAGCTAAAAGGTAAAGGTCGAAAAGCTGTATATGCCAAAAAACAAGAATTTCAAATGCTTGAAAATAAGATAAATGAACTAATTGATTTATCTAAATAATTACTTCTATAGTGGTAATTTGGCAAGTTGATAGGAAAGTACAGTTATTTTTAAGGTAGTTGCCATTGTGGATATGGGCAATTTTTTAAATATGGAAAGATTTTCAGAGTAGATATTAGAAAAAAAACAGGTAAATAAGTAAATTAAAAATAAATGATTACAGGTGAAGTAAAGAACAAGATTGACGGAATTTGGGATGTCTTTTACAGTGCAGGTATAACCTCACCACTTACAGTTTTGGAACAGATGACCTATCTGTTTTTTATTAAATTGTTAGATGATAGCCAGATTAAGAAAGAAGCCAATGCTATTATGTTTGGCGTGGAGTTAAAAGAACCTGTTTTCAAAGATGGTAATTGGTTAAATCCTGAAACAAAGAATGAGGTTCCCTATGCTAATCTTCGGTGGAGCAATTTCAAGAATTTTGATACCACAACAATGCTTAACACCGTTCGCAACGATGTATTTGTTTTCATTAAAAACATTAGTAGCGGAAAAGAAAGTGCCTATAGTCGTTTTATGAAGGATACCATTTTTATGATACCTAACGAACGTACATTGGCAAAGGTAGTAGATGGCATCAATGGACTTGACCTGAATGATAAGGATTCAATGGGTGATGTGTACGAATATATACTGGGTAAAATGGCAGCCAGTGGAACCAACGGGCAATTCCGTACACCCAGACATATAATCCGTATGATGATCCATTTACTAAAACCAACATTGGATGATGTGATTTGTGACCCTGCAATGGGCTCGGCTGGTTTTATTGTTGAAGCTGCAATTTATATTTCAGAGGTTTATAAAACCGAACTGCTAAATAAAACACACGGTGACCATTTCCGAAATTCTATGTTTTATGGGTTTGATACCGACCAAACCATGTTACGCATCGGGGCAATGAACCTGATGTTGCACGGTGTTGAAAAACCGAATATCGAATGGCAGGATAGTTTGTCGGATGACAATAAAGATAAGAACAAATACACCAAAGTATTTGCCAATCCACCTTTCAAAGGGAGTCTTGATCACGAATCGGTTGAAAAGAGCCTCTTGACCATAGCCAAAACAAAGCAGACAGAATTACTATTCATTAGTTTATTCCTTAAAGTTCTAAAGCTAGGTGGTCGATGTGCATCCATTGTTCCCGATGGTGTTTTGTTTGGTGGCAATAAAGCCCCAGTTGCAGTTCGCAAAGAATTGGTAGAACATCAACGTTTGGAAGCAGTAATATCAATGCCATCTGGAGTATTTAAACCTTATGCTGGGGTTTCTACAGCCATATTGATTTTCACCAAAACCAATGCTGGGGGTACTGACAATGTTTGGTTTTACGATATGCGTGCTGATGGATACAGTCTGGATGATAAACGCAGTCCAATAAATGATAATGATATTCCCGATATTATTTCCAGATTTCATAACTTAGATTCTGAAGCCGAAAGAACCCGTCAAGACCAATCTTTCTTTGTTCCCAAATCGGAAATTGTTGAAAATGGGTATGATTTATCGATCAACAAATACAAACAGGTGGAACGTGTGAAGGTTGAATTTGAAAAGCCTGAAGTGATTCTCAGTCGTATCGAGACCCTGCAAGATGAGATTAGTATTGCCATTCAGAATTATAAATCTTTAATCGGATAAGGATGAAAAATAAATTTGGGTGGGAGATAAAGCCATTGAAACAATTAGGGCTTATTGTCACTGGGCACACTCCCAAGACTTCAAATAAAGATAATTATAATTCGAATGATTATTGTTTTTTTAAACCAAGTGATTTAAGAGGAGAGAATATTTCAATATTGAGTAAATCTGAGAATTATATTTCAAAAATTGCATTTGAAGGTTCAAGGGCTTTGCCTGTTGGCTCAGTATTAGTAACTTGTATTGGTACTGTTGGCAATGTAGGCATAACTACTGTAGAGTCTACCTCAAACCAGCAGATTAATGCTATTATACCTCATTACAATTTAAACTCTAAATTTTTGGCATACTCAATCAGTTCTTTGCGTTCACTTTTTAATCATATAGCAAATGCACCTGTTGTACCAATAATAAATAAATCCCAATTTTCAGAGGTGCGAATACCAGTTCCCCCACTCCCCACCCAGCACCAAATCGTATCCGAGTTAGATGCCCTGAGCGAAATTATCAGCAAAAAGAAACAACAAATAGAAGAACTTGACAAATTGGCTCAGGCTACTTTCTATGATATGTTTGGTGACCCTGTGACGAATGAAAAGGGGTGGGAAGTAAAGAAATTTGGAGAAGTTTGTGATATAAATCCTAAGAAATCGGAAATATCAGATGTTGAACGGAACACCTATGTTTCTTTTGTCCCTATGGCCAAAGTAGGTGAAAAGGGCGAATTAGAACTTACAGAAAATCGTAGATTATCTGATGTAATTTCAGGATTTACTTATTTCAAAGACAACGATGTTCTTTTTGCCAAGATTACTCCTTGTATGGAAAATGGGAAAGGTACAATTGCTACAGGATTAAAAAATGGAATTGGATTTGGTTCAACTGAATTTCATGTATTGAGGCCTAAGAAAACTGTTAATAGTGAATATATTTATGCAATAACAAGTAAATCTGATTTCAGAAATGAGGCAGAAAGAAATATGACAGGTAGTGCAGGCCAAAAACGTGTTCCAAAAGAATTCTTTTTACAATACAAAATTCCTGTTCCAGAAATAAATATTCAAAATCATTTTGCTGCTCAAATAAAATCGATTAAAAAACAAAAAGCAATAATTAATCTTTCAATAGCAGAAGTACAGCAATTGTTTGATTATACGATGGATAAATATTTTAATTAGTTATGGCCAATATAATTATTGATAACAGCGAATTGGAAGCACTTTTTGTAAGTGCATGTGATAGATATAAACATATATCATTTGTGACTGCTTGGGCTGGTGTTCACCCTGTTATTGATACCTTATATAAAAATAGTCATAAAATTAAAATGTCGGTAGTTGGTTTGCATTTTTATCAAACATCTCCGCAGTTTATTATTAGGTTTTCTAAATCTCTTGACATACAATACATCAAGCGAATGACCACTGATGTTTTTCACCCCAAAGTTTATTTGTTTTACAATAACGAAAACGAGTGGGAAGCAATTGTTGGTAGTTCTAACCTAACAGGGGGTGGTTTTAGTCGGAATGTTGAATGTAACGTTCACATGAGTTCAAATATTGATACAAAAGATAATTACAATTCAATAAAACAATTGATTGCTGACAGTTGGGTAAAATCAGAGCCAATTGGTGATTTTCTAAATGAATATATCAAAAAGCATCAAAATTTAAAGCTGGATATACAGAAACTTAAAAAACCACTTGATCAAGTTTTAACAGGAATTACATGGAGGGAGTATATTGACAGACTTATTCTCAATGATGGAGATGGTTTTGATATAAATACTGAACGCATTCAAACAAGGCTAACAATATTAAGAAAATCTGAAGACTTGTTTTCGAAAATGAAGTTGAAGGAATTTAATGATGAATACCCATTAGCTATTGCAGGTTTAATTTCTGAATATGATGGTGTTGAAGACTGGAGACTTTTTGCAACAACAAGACCGAATGGTAGATTCTTTCAACTTTTTAAAACGAATCTTGGTAAAACAGGAATTTCTGATGCATTAGACAATATACCACTAAAAGGAGATGTTACCAAAAAGCAATTTGATAAGTATGTGTCCGAAATGAGAAAGGTTACAGGTTTAGATGACATAAAAACAATTGCAACAAGATTTCTTGCAATGAAAAGACCAGATATATTTGTATGTTTGAGTAGTCAGAATAAGGAGATATTAGACCTGCTTGGAGTTGGAAAGAAAAACATAAAATTAGATGAGTATTGGGATTTGGTAATTACTAAAATCCAAAATTCAACTTGGTATAATGTGGATAGTGAATCTATACCTAAAAATCAGCTGGAAATTTTCAAATATAGAGCAGCTATGTTGGATGCATTGTATTATAAGAATTAAGAACTCCAAATATGAGAAACTTCGACTTCCTTAAAGACAATGCCGACTTTGCAGTGCTTTACCAGTACTGTAATGTTGCCGAACAAACACAACTATCCGACCCTAATAAGTCAGCGTTGAGTAGCCGACAGGCAGTAGAGTATCTTGTTAAATCTATTTATCTCATTAAGCAATTGGACTTTAATGAAAAGTCATCTTTGTTTGAGTTGGTAAACGGGGAGGATTTTAAATCATTCGTGGGTGATTACAAGTTGATGATGGCACTGCATTATATCCGTAAAGCAGGAAACAACGCAGCACATATTTCCAATGTTACCAAAAAGGAATCGTTTTTCTGCTTGCTTAACCTGCATACCTTTGTTGGTGCCGTATTGGAAAAGCTGGAAGTGATTGATAGTTTTCCTGCATTCAACAAAGAACTCCTTGATTCCAAATCTGAAATTCTCATTGCACCACCCACAAAAGCAGAACCTACTGAGGAGATTAAGATTAAGTATGAAGGTAAGATTTCCAATGACGATAAACTGATTGTCAAAAATCCCGAATATTTTACTGAAGCTGAAACCAGAAGGTTTTATATTGACCAACAGCTAAGGGAAGCTGGCTGGGAAGTATTGGAACAGGAGAATAGCATAGTGCCAGGAAAAGCTGGTATTGAAATCCGTGTGGAGGGAATGCCCAATAACAAAGAGGAAGGTTTTTGTGATTATGTTTTGTACGGGAAAAATGGTAACCCACTGGCGGTGGTCGAAGCCAAGAAAACAGGTGTTGACCCAATTAAAGGTAAACATCAGGCAACACTGTATGCTGAATGCTTAGAAAAAAAGTATGGTATCAAACCTGTGATATATTATACAAACGGATACGATACACATTTGATTGATAGGCTGGGTTATCCCAGTCGCAGGTTATTTGGTTTCCACACCCTTTCAGAACTGGAACTATTAATACAACGACAGGGCAGAAAAGATATAAGTGATTTTAAAATCAATGAGGATATAGCAGGAAGACATTATCAAATCACGGCAGTAACGGCTGTATGCGAACATTTTAACAAGAAACACCGCAGAGCATTATTGGTAATGGCAACTGGTACTGGAAAGACGAGAGTATCCATCTCGATGGTCGAATTGTTGATGCGAAATAATTGGATTAAGAACGTACTGTTTCTTGCTGACCGTACAGCATTGGTTCGTCAGGCTAAAAAGAACTTTACCAAGATACTTCCGCATGTACCTGTATGTGTGTTATCAGAGAATGATCCTGATAAGGATTTGAATGCCCGTATTATGTTTTCTACCTACCAGACGATGATTAATTATATCGATGCTGATTCCAAAGATTTTTCAATCGGTAGGTTTGATTTAATTATCATTGACGAGGCTCACCGTTCCATTTTCGGAAAGTACACAGCCATATTTGATTATTTCGATGCCTTGCTGGTAGGATTGACAGCAACACCCCGTTCGGATGTAGATAAAAGCACCTATGATATGTTTGAAATGGAACAGGGGGTTCCCAATTTTCATTACGAACTGGAGGAAGCCGTGGCTGATAAGTACCTAGTTCCGTACAATGGATTAATTCGGCATTCAAAACATATTCGGGTGGGTATAAAGTACAAAGACCTGAGCAAGGATGAAAAGGCACAATTAGAAAAGGTGTGGGCTTATGAATCGGCTAAAAAAGCATTGGATGGTTCGGAGTACAAACGAGACATTCGTGGAGAGGAAATGTTTAAATACATTTTTAATGTTGATACTATAGATAAGGTTCTTCAGGATTTAATGACCAATGGATACAAGGTGCAGGGAGGTGAGCGCATAGGAAAAACAGTAATATTTGCTTATAACCATGCCCATGCAGAGCAAATTGTCCAACGATTTAATATACTGTATCCTCAATACGGTGCCGATTTTTGTGTGCTAATCGATAACTATGTAACCTATGCCCATAATTTAATCGAACGATTTGAACTCAGGGATAAAGACCCACAAATAGCAGTATCGGTAGATATGTTGGACACAGGTATTGATGTTCCCGACATTCTTAATCTGGTTTTCTTTAAAATTATACGGTCAAAAATCAAATTTCTGCAAATGATTGGTCGGGGCACACGATTGTCAGAAGATATTTTTGGAGAGAAGCAGGATAAACAGGCATTCTACATCTTTGATTACTGTGGGAACTTCGACTACTTCGATAAAAATCCAAATGGAACTGAAGCAAAACCTGTTAAATCACTAACTGAAACCATTTTTTGTATTAAAGCCGATATTGCATTTGAACTTCAGTCACTTAAATATCAGGAAGATGATTTTGCCAGAGAATACCATTTGCAAACAAAAAACGAATTACGGGAGCAAATTATCAGTCTGAACACACAGCGAATTGATGTTAGAAAAAACTTGCAGTTCATCGATAAATACAAGCTGGAAAGTGTTTGGCAGTACATCTCCAAGTTAAATGTACTGGAACTTAAAAATCATATTGCGTCTTTGCTGGTTCCAACACAGGAAGATGAAAATACCAAACGATTTGACTTGTTGGTGCTTATTATTGAATTATCCTTGCTGAAAGGTACTAACGTTAAACGAACCAAACAACGGATTGTAACCATTGCTCAGGCATTACAGGATAAAACAACCATTCCACAGGTAAAGGCAAAGATTGATACATTAAAAGAAATACAAACGGAAAACTTTTGGAAAAACATATCCCTGTCAAATCTTGAACGCATTAGAATCGACCTTCGTGACCTGATGAGATTTTTAGTGGGAGAGCCAAAAGCAACCTTTGAAGTGGATATAGAAGATGAAATTGTTGACGGAGGTTTGGCGGCAGGTATTCCTATTGTTACAAGTTACAAACAACGGGTGTTTGATTATTTGGCAGAAAATCTAAGCACAAATGAAACTTTACAAAAGATAGTTCGAATTGAAAAGCTCGACCACAAGGATATTCTTGAGCTTGAAGTTCTATTGTGGAATGAACTGGGTACAAAAGAAGATTACGAGAAGCACGTTCATAATAAGTTTGCTGGCGGAAATGTGGCTGTCTTTATCCGATCCATTGTAGGTGTCGACAGGTCTATTGCCATTGATAAATTCAGTCAGTTTATATCAGACAACTCACTCAATTCTCAGCAACAGGAATACGTTAAGACCATCATCAATTATGTATGTGAAAATGGGGATATAACCCGTGAAGTAATTGCTAATGAATCACCTTTTGATGGATATGATTGGATGAATGTGTTTGGAAATAATTTTGCGGTAATACCAAGGTATGTGGATGTGTTACATGAGGTTGTGACGGTTTAAAATATTTATGGTTATGAAAATTAAGGATATTAAAAGCAAACTATTATTGGTTCTAATTGAAATTTTGAATCATAGTAAAAATAATTTTGGCATTCGAGAGTACAAAATTGTATCATCTTTGATAAAGGCAATTAATGACTATCCCAATTACTTGATGTCATATGTATATTTGACCGTTTGTGTAGATGATCCAATACGTAAATTTAGATATGTTGATTCTATTGAGTTCAATAATGATAGTGGTATATGTGTTAGAATTGAAAATTGCGATTATTATTATGGTTCAGATACTTTTGAAGTTGAGTTCCTAAGGCTTTCAAGTAATAAAGGTAAAGCAGTTATTGATTATATCTTAATTGACGAAAGTAAAGAAGGATATGATTTTGATTATTGGATTAAAAGCATTTTAGGTCTATTAGATGATGAAAATGTGGAAATAAAAATGGAGAGTTATGTTGAGTAACTTATTCGTCCTATCTCCAAATTACATAAGTTTTGCGCTATTTAGGCATTGATACGAAGCTGGTGATTGAAAGTTGTTGATTATAACTATGCATTTATTAAGATAAAACATCATAGCATGTCAATTAGTTTTTTATCATTTAATTGAATAAAATACGATGGAATTCAAAAAGTTTATAAATAATTTATCGCAAAATAATGCGAATTATAATAATCCTGAACAGGCAATTACAACAGCAAATCTCTGTGAAACCATTTCAAGAGATATAAATACGGATAGCCAGAGGTTTATTTACGAACTAATTCAAAATGCTGATGATGCAAGCAATAATAGTGGAAGTCTAGATATTCGAATTGATTTTGTTGATGAATACATTGTTGTTTCACACAAAGGAGAACCATTTTCAAAAATTGATATTGAGAGTATATCCAGTGCAGGAGATGGAACTAAATCAGATGACAGCAACAAGACGGGTTTTAAAGGCATTGGCTTCAAATCCGTTTTCTCTCATTCAAATTTCGTGATTATCAAAAGCGGAGATTATTGTTTTAAGTTTGATAAACAGCATTGGGTAGACCATTGGAATAATGTCTGGGGTTCACAAAGCATATGGAGGTCAGAAAGAAAGACAAAAAACAAGGATGTGAATATTAAAATGCCTTGGCAAATTATACCAATTTGGACAGAATTGCCTGTTAAGCTCAAAAACTTATCAGTAATAAATGAATATAATGTTTCCACAATAATACGTTATGACAAAATTGAACAGATAAAAAAAGCATTTATAGAATTGTTCTCAGAAAGCCAAATAGTTCTTTTTTTAAGAAGCAAGCATGTAAAAGTATTTTTAAATACGGATGAAAAACTGTTACTTGAGAAAAGCGTTTCAGGTGAAATTACATGTTTAAAACGCAATGATAGAATATTGAGTGAATGGTTAGTTAAAACAGAACTGTTTGCTATACCAGAAAATGTTCAAGAAGAAATAAATGCAGATGAGAAATCGCCTAAGAAACTAAAGGAAGCCCAACGTACTGAAATTTCATTTGCAATCCAAATCGATAAAGGTAAACTAAAGCCCGTTGAAAAAGAAAATAGGCTGATATTTACATATTTGCCAACCTCTATCAATTATGATTTCCCATTTTTGGTAAATGCAAGTTTCCTGACTGATGCTGGAAGACAACATTTGCATTACGATACATTTTGGAATCAATGGTTGTTCACTCAGATACCAATAATTTATTTTGGTTGGATTTCCAAACTTGCAGACAAAAGCAGTAAGTTTAACAGTCAATTCTTAACGGTATTACCACAAAAATTGAATGGATTTAGCGAACTTGAGAATAAGTTTAATGACGGCTTCGATGAAGCTATAAATACTATTGCTTTTATCCCAAACATCAAGGGAGATTTACTAAAAGTGTCCGATGCACTTTTTGATGAAACCAATATTTCTGATTTTATTAGCAAACAATCACTGCTTAATTATATTAATATAGATGCCAATAACAAGTTTACAATAAGTTCTTTTATTCCTTCTTTAAAACCGATTAACACACTTAAACAATTAGGATTATACATCTTTAAAATTGATAGACTTGAAGGCTTTTTCATATCTGAAGTTTTTTCAAAAGAGCATCGAATAGAAGAAAATTTTAAATTAATTTCTTTTCTTCATAAACAATCAAACGAAAATCAAAAAAATGAAAGCGAAAACAATTGGAATTATCGTTTAAGAACTATTCCATTTATTTTTGATGAAAATGAAATATTACAAAAACCTGAACTCATTTATTTCCCAGCAGTTGAATTTTCAGCAGATTTTACAGACGACATTTCAATAATAAACAAATCTGTCTTAGTTGATTTAGATAAAAACAAATCTATAAAAAATTGGCTCGAAGAGTTAGGTGTAAAAGAACCTAATGATGTGAACTTCATTGAGAAAACAATAATCGGTGATAGTGAATTTATTAACGAAGAGAATGCTATTAAAATTGGGAGATATTTGTTTAATACCAATAAAAAGGGGAAATTAACGGATTTTCACTATTCAAAATTACACCACATAAATATATTGACACAAAAAGGAAATTTAAAGCAAGCACAGGATTGTTTTCTTTCTGATTTTTACGAGCCTGTATTAAGATTGGAGAAAGTATCAGATATTGATTTTTTTGTTTCTGAAAACTATTATGAAATTAATGATTTAAAAAGTGAATGGAAAGCTTTCTTTTTGAAAATTGGTTTAAATGAAGATGTTGAATGGAGTTATCAAACAATAAAATTTGATTATCAAAATGAATGGAAAAATAGATTTGATCAAGATTATCTGGAACAGATATGGGACGAAAGTCGAAAGTATTCATGGGTAGCATGGGATGGCTGGGATAAAAATGGTAAAGGTTATGGGTTTTATCCTAATGAAATTACTTTTAAAGGTTTACCATTTATTAAATATGCAACTGAATATGATTTTTCCAAAATGTTTTTCCAAAGAATTTTTGACAAAGAAATTCCAGAATTAGAAAACCATATTGCTGTCTCAGGTAAAACAGGGATGATTTGGAGGTCACTCTATTTAAATAATGATGATTTGAAGACACTTGGAGGGTTTGTTAATTATACAAAATGGGTTATTAATAATATTGCAATTTTCCCTGTTGATTCAAAAGAATGCAAGAAAGCTTCAGATGTATTCAATAACAATATTACTCTTATAAAAGAGATCTCAGGAAAATATCTACCAGTTCTTGATTATTCTTTGATTATTTCTGAAAAATGGCAAGAAATTTTAAAGTTTAAGGAGCAGTTGAGATTAGACGATTATCTGTCAATTCTTACAGAGATATGGCAAGACTCAGAATTAACAGAGGAGGAGCAAAAAGAAAACAAAAAACGTGTCTTGTTGATTTATCAAAAACTTGCTGAGCTATTTCCTAATTTACATGCCCTTGACAAAAACAAATTAAAAAATTGGAGTAATTCTAATAAGCTTTTAGCAAGAGATGGAAAATTTCATTCGCCCAATGTTTTGTCAATCGTTACTATTGATGGCTTTAATGCGAATAATTTGATTTATACAGAAAATAAAGTTGATGAAAGTATTATAAATCTTTTTGATTTTTGGGGAGTTAAAGTGATTGACAAGGTAACACCCAAATTTTCAAAGAGTATGGTAACTCAAGAAGATTTACGTCAGCAACTTGAATATATAGCTCCATTAATTGCGCTTGTTGCTGTTGAAAAATCAAAAAATAACAAGGAATGGGAAGAAGAATACAATCGAATATGCAGAAAACTTTCAGACATCACTTTTTATGCAACAACTGAAATTCTTTTGACATATGGTAGCGAAGAAGACCAGCAACAACGAAGTACATATTCAGAAGGAAATAAATTCTTCTATGTAGGAAATTGGTATAAACCAAGAGTTTTAGATGGATTAATAGAGCCATTATGCAAATTTATAAATATTCGTTATGCGGAGCGTATATTAACTGTATTGCTGACTGATGTTTTTTTGGAGGGATTAAAATACCTGGAAGAAAAGGGTTTTGACACCTCATTGATACCTGATAATTTGAAAAATCCTAAATATGAAGAAAGAGTTCCAAATCAAATAAATAGACCATATAATCCCTCTGATGAAGATTTAGGGAAAAAAGGAGAATTATTTGTATTTGAAGAACTAAAAAGAATTTATATTAAAAAGTACAATCAACAGGTTGAAGATACAGAACAAGGATTTAAAATTGGCGATTATGTTAATGTTATCTGGCGTAACATATCTGAAAACACATCAACTAATCATGATTTTAAAATAATTGAGAACAAGAATGAAATTTATATAGATAGTAAAGCAACACCTTTCGATAAAAACAGGGAAAAAATTGCTCTGTACATATCAGGTAATGAGTTAAATTTAATGGAGGCTGCTGAGAAATATTTAATTGCAAGAGTTTATAACGTTTTGAACGAAAATCCATGTGTGGAATTTATTAGAATGAACCTTGAGAATTTTCATGATATTAATTCTATAGAATCTGGTAAACACCAACAAGCCTATGATGAGATTCATAGAAAAAAGAATACGTATTTAGCCCTCAAAAATATTAATGATTTAATCAATAATTAAGATCATGGAAGAGTACTCAGAAGAAGAAATAAATAAACTGTTAGAAGCTGAACTATTAAAGTTTAAGACTCATATTGAAGAAGTTAGAGAATTAATTGCCAATACACAAAAAACATCATCTACATTAATAGACCAAGCACTACAACTAAAGAAACTACAAAATGAAATTGAAGAGTCTAAATTAATTATTGATAAATTAAAGACTATAATAGATAGTAATAATAATGAAATCAATTTGAAATTAAAATTGATTGAAGCTAGTGTTAAAAAAACTGCCGATTCTTGTGATAATTTACATACTAAAAGTGATAATACGACTATAGATATTTCAAAAATAATCAAAATCATTTCTGGTATTGAAACTAGTATATTGACTAGAGTTAACAATACCGCAAAATCGGATTTTAATCATTTGAAAAATTTAATTTCAGATAATAATGATGCTCATAATAAAACATTAAATGAAATAAAACGTGAGAATAAAAGGTTGAAAGATAAAATAATTGATTTAAATAGTGATCTTAATACCGTACATTCGAACATTTCTTTCATTGAGGCAAAAGCAAAAGACAACAATAAAAAAGTAAAATTTTATATTTTTCTGTTAGTGTTAATAATGGTATTTCTTAATGTAAGTAATATAGTCTTATTGGTATCAACGATTGCTAAGTATATCTTTAGTTTGTATAATTGATTATATAAAGTTATTCGGAAAATTATTCATCAGTTATACTGTGGCTGCTTGAATCGAACTGGTGAGGAGAGAGGCTAGGGACGATCCGCAGGAACAAGTCTGATAATCAGATTTAACATTACATATTAAAGAGGCAAATTCTAAACTATATGATTTATGCTTACTAAATTCATTCAACTGCTGAAAGTATTAACCTTATCATTATTTTGGTTGGTTTTTCCACCTGTGTTTTTCTTGCTTTCAAAGCTTTGGTATCCAGTCAGGAAAACGATGCGTAGATTGCTGTTCTTTTTATCACCATTAGTGGTTATAACAATTATAACTTCTTTGATTTACGTATCTATATTGACCAGTGATGCGCTAAGGGGAAGCAAATGGACGATTGAGAAAAAAACCGAAATGGATTTTCCTTCGTATAGCACAAATGCCTTTTGGTTTATATCAAACTTACTTCAGGCAAACTCATTTTCATCCTTTCATGGCGACCACAGCATGGCTTACACAGCTAAATTAAAACCTTCACAATGCGATGAGTTTTTTAAAGAAATTGAGAAGTTGATTAAAGATTCAGTTTATCAAAATCCCAAAGAAGCAGGTGTTATGACCCGACACTGGTACTTAGAATCTAACGGCAACTACTCTTTTTCGCATCTTAGGGAACAACCAGATGAATACTTAAACATAACCATCAACCCCAAAACTTACGAGATGAGAGTTGGGTTCGGGACTTGGTAAAAGATATATGATTTTCTTGAACCATTGATGTCTTAAGTATTAGGGATTGATAAGTGCTTGAAGCTGGTGAATTTCACTTGCGAAAATTTGGTGAATTTCACTTGCGAAAACTTGGCGATTCAAAGTTGCTGATTACAAATAACTCTGACTATCAGAATTAACATATCATTTTATAGGCTAGCATCAAGTATTTTCAGATTTAGTGTCGTATTTTTGTTTTTTCATTTTTTTTCTATATATTTAGAACAATAAATGGTACACCGTAAAATATTAACCAAGGTGTTTTTAAAAGAAAAATGAAAAGAGAGAAAAATAAACTTAGTATTAACCTTCTTAATTATGTCCGATGTCAGTAATGCAAAAATCGCAGAGATTAGGCGGATAGAAGGTTTTGCTAAATTATCGAATGAAGAAATAAAGTCCTTAATGCAGTTTCTGACTGAACTGGCAAAATTGGAAATTAAAATTAAAAGTGTATGAAAAGAGTTATATTATACTGTCGTGTGAGTTCGGATGAGCAAAAAACTAATAACAGTTTGCCATATCAAGAGTCAAGACTCAGACAGTTTGCTGAATTGATGAAGTATGAGGTTGTAGAAGTTATAACAGACGATAAAAGTGGTAAAAATTTTAACCGCCCTGGTTGGAAGAAATTAAGGGACATTTGTTTTAAAAAACAAAATCATATAGATGCCGTATATTTTCTAAGATGGGATAGGTTTGCAAGAAATGTTGCCCAATCATTAATGGAAATAGAAAAATTTGATAAATATAATGTGGCATTAAATTCATTTGAGCAGCCTCTTGATTTATCAAAGCCAGATTCGATATTGTTATTATCAATATTTTTGGCTGTACCAGAAGTTGAAAGACATAAGATTAGTATTCGTACAAGAGAAGGAACTTATCAGGCGCAAAAAAGCGGCAAATGCACTAATAAAGCTCCAAAGGGTTATAAAAATATTAAAATTGATGATGATACAAGAACTGTAGTTGTCGATAAAACTGAAGCTGAAATTGTGAAGTATGCATTCAACGAAGCCGCAAAGGGTGTTAAGTCAATTGAATTTATACGCCGTGAAGTTAATCGAAAAGGACTAATCATTGGTAAATCAGCTTTTCCTGCTATGTTAAAAAATCGATTTTATATTGGAGAGGTGCAGGTGATGAAATGGGAGGATAATCCAAGTTACTGGGTAAAGGGTCTTCACTCCCCAATAATTGATTTTGAAACGTTTAATCGAATTCAGGAGCATCATTTTGGAAAGCGTATTAAGAAAACAAAGTTAATGAGATCAAGCAACGATGATTTTTATTTAAGGCGTTTTTTAGTCTGCCCTCATTGTGGTAAGGGTATGGCAGGTTGTTACAGTCACGGAAATGGTGGTGAATACCCATACTACAAATGTCCGAATTGTAATCGATTTAATGCGAATGCGACCAAAGCAAATAATACTTTCATCAAATATGTCAACACATTAAAGCCAAGACCTGAAATGCTAAAGTTGTATTCCGAAGTTTTTGCCGAAATAAATGGTGAAGCAAGTAAGGATGTACGAAAAGCAGTTGCTGATGCAGTATTAAAAAAAGAAACAGAAAAACAGCGTATTGAAAAAGCTGATATTGACTATGTTGACGGCAAATTAGAGAGAGGTAATTATTTGAGAATTGTAGGTGGCATCAATGAGCGTATTAAACAAATTGATGATGATATATATCGATTAACACATATTGCGGACAAGCAGATAGATGTAAAATTTGATTTTGCTCTAAATTTATTGTCAAACTTGGGAAAAGTGTTGACTACAGCACCTTTGGAAGATAAAATTAATGTGCTTGGTTCGATGTTCCCTGATAAAATTGAATTTGACGGCAAAAATTATCGAACCAATTCTTACAACAAAGTACTTGATATTATCTTTCAGGAAACCAGCTATTTACAAGGGCAAAAAAAAGAAGAAGCAGATGAAAAATCTGCTCCTTCCCGCTTAGTACCCAGAGCCGGGTTTGAAATATGTTTTCAGATGAAATTCAATGATATTTGATGAAATTTTAAGTAGCTATTATTCAGTGCAATAAACAGATTGAATTCTCAGCAGGTTTATTTGTGAATCATTTGATCTAACACTGCGTGGACAATTGGTGGACAGTGAGTTTTTTTTTGTAGTTTTGTACTATAATTTAAAGAGTATGGCAACTGTTACATTTAGTATATCGAAATCCCCTGATGATTTAGGTCGGGCTGAAGTAATGATTAGATTTTCTGTAAGCAGGACAAAACGATATAGAGTAAAGTCGAATATTTTTGTTCCAGTTAATAGATGGTCAAAAAAAAATGAGATTTCTATTCCGAAAATTGAAACACAAGAGAGAAAGAACCTTCTGACATTAGACTCAAAAATAAAATCACTTAAAGAATTTCTCTTAAATAAATTTGAAGATGCAGATAAAGAATTAATTTCAAAAGAATGGGTTTTAGAGTGCATAGATAGATTTCATTATCCAGAGAAATATGAAATTCAACTTAACCCTTTTTTTGAAACTTTCGAAACCTTCTTGTCGTTAAGAAAGATATCGGCAGTTAGAATTCGAAATTTTAGAGTATTGGAGAGGTGTCTAAAACGATATGAGCTTTATAAATCATTGTCAATTCCGAATTTCAGGTTAGTACTGAAAAATATTGATTTTAGAGCATTGAGAGACTTTGAGGATTATCTTGCTATTGAAACCAAAATCTTTAAAAAGCACCCACAAATTTTTAAACAGGTTAAAGAATCAAGAACTCCCGAAAAAAGGAGTCAAAATACTATTGTCGACTTAATGGTGAAATTCAGGACTTTCATGATTTGGTGTAATGATAATGAACTAATCGAAATAAATCCATTCAAAAAATATACTTTAAACGAATGTGTTTATGGCACTCCATATTATATTACAATCAAGGAGCGTAATCAGATTTACAATCATGATTTTAGCGATGTTCCAAAATTAGAAATACAACGTGATATTTTTGTATTTCAATGTCTTATTGGATGTAGAGTTAGTGATTTGTTTAAATTTAAAAGGGATAATATTATTGATGGTGCAGTTGAATATATTGCTCGCAAAACGAAAGATGGAAATCCATTGACCGTTAGAATACCGTTAAACCATATGGCAAAGGAAATTATCGACAAATATAAAGATTATCCATGTAAGGGATTATTTCCATTTATATCTGAACAAAAATATAACATTGCAATTAAAGAGATTTTTACCATTGCAGGTATAGTCAGGATTGTTACAATCCTTGATCCGAAATCCAGAACTCAAAAACAAGTACCTTTAAATCAAATTGCTTCTTCGCATTTGGCACGTCGTACTTTTATCGGAAATTTGTACAAACAAGTGAAGGACCCAAACCTGGTAGGAAGTATGTCTGGCCACAAAGAAGGTAGTAAAGCATTCGCCCGTTATCGTGATATCGATGATGAAATTAAAACTGACCTGATGAACCTGCTATTGTAGGTTCACCGTTGAGTTTTCTTCTTGTAAGGGATGTGGATATGTCCCGGAACAAACATTTCTCCTTCTCCGGTCAATAGCCATTCAGAGGATACGCCATAGTCGTTAATTAGGTGGGATAACCAAACCATTTGCATTATATCCCTTTCAGGACTCTTTCGGAGCTGGTATAAATTCCGCCTGTTGATTGAATAACGATCAGTAAATGTTTTCTCTCCTCTGATTACTTTGATCGCTTTTAAAGTGTCAATGGCTTTGAAAAAACGAATTGCGATATCAGCATTATTCATTGATGTATGAGTTTTGAAGTTGATACAATTCCTCTAAATATTCTCCCAGGCTTGCATCTTCTTTGCCGGCCTGAACAAATGACCTGTCAATATTGATTTGGGTTGCCTGAATTTCCTTAATGAAATCTTCAGCTGTTAAATTTTTTGCCACTGCTTTTTTATACAGCTCCAAAAGTTGTTTTAGTTGTTCATTGTTCATAAAAATCAATTTATAGTATTATCGGTTTCAATTCTGTTTATGTTGACACTAACTGAGTTTATGTATGCATTAACTCAGCTTTTGCTGCAATAATCCGGGTTTATGTCAACATTAATTCAGTTAATGTGTACATTAATTGAGTTATGTTTTCTTTATATATATAAGAGTATTATATATGTATATATATAATATTTACTTTGGACTTTTCTGTAGTACATTAACCCGGTTTATGTTGACATTAACTCCGTTTATGTGCGCATTAATGAGGTTTATGTTGACATAAATATTTTTCAACTCATTACAAATATATTTGTGGTATATATTAGTAATTAATATAGAATTTATTTATCAAAACTTCCCTTTTCCAACTGCTCTATTTTTTGTTGACATGCCTCGACCATTGAAAGAAGTCTACTGATTTGCGCATCTTTTTCTTTTATCCTTTGCAGCTGCTCAGCGATGATATTCAATAGATTCTTATCTTCAGTATCATCCGTAATTATAATTTCTTTCTCAATTTTTTCGGATGTATCGACCTGAATATCGGGGAATCGCTCTTTAAGTCTTTCAAAGACTTCATGTGAAATTTCATACCGGCCACGTTCAATTGATGAAATGTATGGCTGCTTTACGCCCAAAATTTCGGCCAGTTCACTTTGCTTGAGATGCTTCTCGTCTCTTAGTTTGCGAAGATCAAGTTCCATTGTTAAATAAATTTAATCAGGATAAACATATAAGTAAACCATAGGAATATATTTAAATATATTAGTAAGTTTGCAAATATAATAATTCATATATGCAAATATATAAATATATATATAAGTAACAAAGTATTAATCTAAAAAGTTTTATTGTTATGAATTTGTCGAACTTCTATTACAATTTGCCTGAAAGAAGTGCTCCAAAGAGCGAATTTATTAGAACGGTAGCCCGACGATGTAACGTAGGTGAGCCAACGGTAAGAATGTGGGTTAAAGGGAAATGCAAGCCCAGCACGAGTGAACATTTGAGAGTGTTGTCTGAGGAAACCGGAATTAACATCAACGATTTATTTTAATGGACACGGTTTTTAATTTTTGTACGGAGCATAATACGACCAATCGGATGATGACGCAGAAATTAGAACAATTTACCATCATTACTGATTGGCAGCGTAAAAGCATCAAAGTTTTCAAAGGGAACGATTTAGTCCAGTCGATAAATTTCGGAGAAATCTACTTTACGATTGGCGATTTTGAAATTTTATTGAGAAACGTAGAACTTAGTGCTAATCATTTAAAGGTATTCAATGATGCTTGACCCAAACACTCCAATCTGGCAATTAACCGTTGGTCAGTTTATCGAATTAGTCGAAAGCCAACAGCCAAAGATTGAATCATATACAGCTCCTGAAAAGGAAGAGTTTTTAAACACCGATGAAGCCTGCCAGTATTTGAAAATCAGCAAAGCTACATTATTCAGATGGCGAAAGGTCGGATATCTCAAATCGGATAAGGTAGGTGGAATTCTCCGGTTTAGAAAAAGTCAATTAGATTCCATATTAACTTCAAATCAATAATCATATGTTTGGTTTAGTTTTTACAAGTAAGAAACGGCTTAATCAGCTGTTAATCACAAATGAACAATACAAATCAATGTGTGATGAACTTAACAGCGAAATTGAAGCGCTAAAAGAGGAATTATTCAAGTACAAGCCATCCAAGGGGAAGAACGGACGATTTATAAAAAAGAGAAAATCATGAGATTAGAATTGAAACAACTTAACATTACCCGCTTCAGGGGACTTCAAAACATTTCATTTAGTTTTGATGAACCTGAAATGTGGATATACGGAAAAAACGGCTCCGGAAAGACATCGCTATTTGATTCGTTCATTTGGTGTCTGTTTGGAAAAGATCACCTCGGAAGAGCTGACCATGAAATCAAACCTTACGACAAGAATGGTGAAATTATTCCAAAGTCTGATGTTGAAGTCGAAGTAATTATTACCGTGGACGGAGAAAAACGTAAACTTCGTCGATGCTATCGGGAAGTTTGGGTAAAACCAAAAACAGAAATTATTGAGGTTTCTAAGGGGCATACAACTGAATACTACATTGATGAGGTTAAGGTGGCCAAATCCCGCTATGACAATCTAGTATCAACAATGTGTGATGATGTTGTTTTTAAAATCATTACCAATCCACTTTATTTCACCAGTCTGAAGCCTGACGAACAACGAAAAATCTTGTTTTCGATGGTAAGTATTACAGATGATGAAATTGCCGAAGGGAACGGAGATTTTAAAAAGTTGCTTTCTGATCTGACTGGTATAACTATCGAAGAATACAAAAAGTCGATAAATGCACAGAAAGCACGTATTAAACCTGAGTTAACAGGACTTCCCGAAAGGATAGCCGGACTTAAAGAAGGTATGCCTGAAATGCCGGATGAAGCACAAATTTCTTCGGAAATTTCAATGAAGCAGGCCCGGGTTGATGAAATCGAACAAGCGTTGAACGATGCTGCAACTAACGCTGAAAATCAAAACAAGGTTCGTATGTCGATTCAGTCTGAAATCAACAAACTTGAACTTCAACAGCAGGAAATACGCTATCAGCATTCATCGAAGCTGAATGAGCAAAAAGCTGAAATTCGCTCTCAGATTGCTGAAGTAGAGTTCAAAATCACCAATGCAAAGAAACAGGCTGAACTGGTGGCTAATCGTCGTATAGCTCTTGAAGCTGAGAAGGGTGCATATGAAACAAAACTTCAGGGATTGCGCGAAAAGTGGAAAACTATTAAGGCTGAAGAATTGATCTTTGATGAGCATGCATTCAAGTGCCCAACCTGTGAACGATTGCTTGAAGCTGCTGATATTGAAGCAAAGCAGCAGGAGTTGACCGCTAAATTCAACACCTCTAAAACTCAACGCCTTGAAGCCAATAAAACTGAAGGACTGGCCGTGGTTGAACGTTTGAAGTTAATCACCGAAGAACTTGAACAGCTAAAAGATGGTGAAAAGCAAGAATTTTTTATCGGCACCCGGTTAGACTCACTAAAAAGTCAGTTGTCTGCTTTGGACCAGAAAAACAACGATTTTGAAAAGTTGAATCAATACATCGAAAACGCAAAACAGATTGAAAGACTTAAATCTCAACTTTCGACAGTTTCGAATACAACAGATAATTCTCAATTAATAAACGAAAAACGCCAGCTAACAAGTGAGCTTGACGAACTTAAATCAAAGGTAGCTCTGAAGGATGTTATCAACAATACTAAAACTCGCATAGTTCAACTTGAAGAAAGGATAGCAATTTTAAATCAGGAGCTTGCATCATTGGAAAGAATGGAATTTATTGCCAAAAAGTTTGAGTTTGAAAAGAATTCACGCTACGAGGAGAAAATTAATCAGATGTTCCGGTTTGTTAAGTTCCGACTTTTCAAAACTCAGGTGGATGGCCAAATTATTCCTGTCTTTGAATGTATGGTTGATGGTGTTCCTTTCTCAATCTTAAACAACGCAATGCAAATTGCAGCCGGGCTGGACATTATACACGCAATTTCCAACAAGCAAGGAGTAAGCGCTCCTATTTGGATTGATAACCGTGAAAGTGTAACTGAAATCCCCAAAATAAACACGCAAATAATCAATCTTGTAGTTGATCCGAATTACTCCAAACTACAACAAGTTCAGACAAAATCGTTTGAATTGAAAACAGCATAAAAAATTTACTCATAAAGTGCTTATCGGATAAGCACTTTTAATAGCAAACTATAATTTATTAATTGAAATTTATGGATAACACAACAAAGACTCCCGTTAGACGAGTAGACATTCTGAAGAAAACATTAGGCAGTGAGAGTGTACAGGAGCAATTTAAAAATGCACTTGGGACCAACAGTAACAGTTTCATCGCAAGTATCATCGACCTTTACACAGGTGATACTTCCCTGCAATCTTGCGACCCAAATCTGGTAGTAGCTCAGGCACTAAAAGCAGCAGTGCTGAAACTTCCACTTACCAAAGCACTCGGTTTTGCTTACATCGTTGTATATAACAATTCAGTGAGGATGCCGGATGGTTCATGGCAAAAAGTTCCTGTCCCTACTTTCATACCCGGATATCGGGGTTACATTCAAATGGCAATGCGAACCGGACAGTACCGTACACTAAACGCAGATGTGGTATACGAAGGAGAACTTCGAAGGGTTAGCAAACTTACTGGTGAAATTGCACTTGATGGTGAAAAGAAGTCCGACAAAATCGAAGGATATTTCGCCTATTTCGAGCTTCTCAATGGATATTCCAAAACACTCTATATGTCGGTTGAAAAGATGGCAAAACATGCCAAACAATACTCACCCGGCCTTAAAAATTCAAAGGATGTAACTGTAGAAAGTTTGAAGATTTTAGCTAATTCCGCTCAAAGTACCGACAAGGTAGGTTGGTTGGGTAACTTTACTGAAATGGCACTTAAAACCTGCATGAGAAACTTGCTCGGGAAGTGGGGTTATCTATCGGTTGAAATGCAAAACGCCTTTACAATGGATTCAGATGAAGCACTGGAATCACGGGATAATGCACTGGCGGAAATTCGACCAAAGCATATCAATATAGAGGATGTTCCATTTGAAGAAGATAAAACTGAAAAAACAGAGGAAGGGCCAGGATATTAAAAAAAAGTAAGTGTAATGGAAATAAACTTCAATAACCTACGCATTCATGCATGTAAAGCATATGATGAGCTTTGTTCAAAATTAAACAACCAAATCAGTGATGGCAAAATTGAAATATCAGCCTCTTACATACAAAAGGAGATGGATTTGATGCGTGTGTTAATCAGTGCAATAGCAATGTGCTACGAGAGCGGGAACTCAAACGTGACCGATGTATATAGTGAGCTATACGGTGAAGAAGGAACATTAAAAATTTACAATGAAAATATATAGAATTTATGACAGCACACACACCAGGGCCTTGGTTACTTGTTGAACAAGGCGATGCAAACGAATACGTGATCGTAACACCTGACAAAAAAGAATGGGTTGTTGCTTTTCGCTTAAATCCCGGCTATCCGGTTTATACACAGGAGAAAGCAAATGCCAAACTAATTTCTGTAGCCCCTGAATTATTGGAGTCCTTGGAGCAATGTGTGGCAGCAATGAAAGTGGTCACATCATCGGCAATTATACCTTTTATTGAACGGGCTGAGTCTGTAATTAAAAAAGCAAGAACATGAATCTGAAAGTATTAGGTAGTTGTAGCCGTGGCAATGGATATATAATTCAGGATGAGAATGAGGCCCTTATAATCGAAGCAGGAGTGAGCTTAGCGAAAGCTAAGCAAGCTCTTGATTTCAACATTTCAAAAGTAGCAGGAGTTCTGATCTCTCATAGTCACGGAGACCATGCAAAATATGGCAGGGACTATCAAAAGACTTTCAATATCTTCACTCATTCACATGTCATAGAAGCTCATGGTTTGGTTGAAGCTGCTGAAATTCAGGCTGATAAAAAATTCAGGGTTGGAAATTTCAAAGTATATCCGATTCAGGCACATCATGATGTACCCTGCTATGCTTTTCATATTTCTCACCCAAAGATCGGAAACCTGCTATTCGTGACTGACAGTTTTATGTTTGACTATAGTATGAACAACCTGAATCACGTGATGATTGAGTGCAACTATGTTGATGAAATAATCAATTGCAATGTGGAAAATAACATTATTCATCCTAAAGTAAGAGATCGGGTTTTAATGTCTCACATGGAGCTACAAACGACCATCAGGACATTATCCTATCAGGACTTAACAAAGGTGGATAACATCGTTTTACTGCATCTTTCAGGAGATAATTCAGACCCTGATCTGATGAAGAATACAGTTACCAAACAGTTCGGTAGGCCCGTTGCCATTGCAAAGCCCGGGCTTTCATTATCAATATCAATCAATCCTTATTGATGAATCAAAATCATGAGACTATTTGTAAAAAATACACTACAGGGATTAATTCCTATGTACGATGATGATTATGACGTAAAGAAACGCTTGAAGCTGAACGAAGTTTACCGTGTGGACATTGTCAAGGCCAGAAACATCGACTTTCACCGTAAATACTTTGCTCTTATCAACATAGGCTGGGAATATCTTAACGAGGAGCAAACCAAGTTTTTCAAATACGATAGGGAAGGTTTCCGAAAATGCGTCCAGATAGCTGCTGGATATTACAACCTCACTTTTTCAATCAAGCGTATGGAATGGGTGGAAGAATCAGCGAGTATATCTTTTGAAAAGATGGATGACATTGAGTTTCACGATTTGTACAACAAAGTCAGGGATGTGATTTTCTCACTAATCGAAGATAATGTTTCGGAAGATGAGTTTCTTTACAATCTTGCTGACTTTTAATTACAAAGGATATGGCACGACCAATTAAAACAGGATTAGATTATTTTGCTTTAGATGTTAATCCGGACTCAAAGTTTGAGTTGCTGGAAGCGAAGCATGGTTTGGTAGGTTTTGCCATTGTGGTGAAGTTGTATCAACTTATTTACAGGACTGGATATTACATCGACTGGAACGATGATATGCTGTTGCTGTTTAAAAGGAATGTAAACGTAGATATGGAGCTTATTCAATGTATAATTGACGATTGTCTTAAATACTCCATTTTCGACAGGGATTTATTTACACTGTATGGAATCCTCACCAGCTCAGGAATCCAAAAAAGATACTTTTCAGCCTGTGAGCGAAGGAAGTCAATTCAAGCTGATCATCGATTTATTATTGTAGACATAAACCAGTTTAATGTAAACATCAAATGGATTAATGTTAGCAATAACAGGGTTAATGTTGACAATAACGCAGTAAATGTTGACAATAATTCTGCAATGAAAAAACCAAAAACAAAGCGTTTACAGCTGGAATTTGATCTCTCCGAATTTGATATACACTTCCAACCTATCATTGCTGAATGGCTTACCTACAAGAAGAGTCGAAAGGAAACCTATAAGTCGATTAAGTCGGTACAGGCTTTTGCTGAAAAACTCATAGAGCTTTCCGATTCAGACCCATCGACAGCCAGTCAAATATGTAAACAATCAATGGCCAACAACTGGGCCGGAATTTTTCAACTAAAGAACAATGAAAACAGTAGGAGAAATAATACAGAGACCCGCAAGCAGCGTATTGCAGAAGAAGCAGCCCGAATCTCAGGAACTTGCTGAAATCAGAAAGCAGTTCGGACAGTCCTACATGGAATTTGCAGTTCGTTTCAATCCTAAGATTCAGACAGCAATCCTTTCTAATAATGCTGATGTGGTCAAATGCCACCACTATCCGTATCCAACACTGGCAAAGGTTGCGAAGGCTTATTCAGATATGGCACCAATCAACTGGTTGAAAATTCAGTTTGACAATCTTTGTGACTATGTTGGAGTGAGAGAAAAGATGTCGGATTACCAGCTGGATGAAATTTCGACATTATTCTATTACGATTGCTATTATTTGAACATTGCCGAAGTTGCTCTTTTCATGGCCAAAATAAAGCTCGGGCATTACGGCGAGTTTTATGGAACTGTTGATCCGCTTAAAATCATGACAGCAAAGAATCAGTTTCTTTCCGAACGGCAACGGGAGTTACGAAAGCATGAGGAACAGCAGGAGGCGGAACAACGGGAAAGAATACGGGCAGTTTGGGCTGCCAATGCCGTTTCTTACGAAACCTACAAGGCAATGAAGCGCAAAAAGCTACGACAGAAGCTCAGGAATCTAAAGAAGTTAAGTAGAATTCGATTAAAACGAAAATGTGATGATGAACATGAATTACAAGGACTTATCTGAAATGACAATCATAGAGCATTGTCGCAGATTAAAGGAACTCAAAGGTGATTTGGCTGCCAGAAGTCAATTCATCTTCAATTGGAAACAATACAAACAAAAACTAAAAAATAAGTTATGCTAAAGTTAACAGTTATAGGTCATTTGGGACAGGATGCAGTCCTGAAAACATTTGGAACAGCAAATTTCATTTCATTTTCGGTGGCTCACACCGACAAATACAAAGACAGCCAGGGAGTAGAACACGAGAAAACTCAATGGGTATCCTGTTTGAGACGTGTTGGTGAAAATTCATCACTCATAGCCTATCTAAAAAAAGGAACAAAGGTCTATGTAGAAGGTCGCTTTACGGCCAAGTTGTTTGAAAGTCAGGCCAGCAATTCTCCTCAAATAGCGCTCAATCTTGATGTTAGCTATCTGGAATTGCTAAGTGTCAAGTCGGAACCATCTCAACCCCAATCGGGTTCGGATGCTTTTGGAGAGCCAAAACGTGTTGAAATGCCCGAGACAAGTGATAACGGATTCCCTTTCTAATGTATGTGGTGGAATAGACAAAAAAAGAAATCACCCACCACCCCAAGAAGTAGAAAGATAGCACGATTAGACAGAATCTTCAGTCAGTATATCCGTCGTCGGGACTGCGGTTTCGCCTACGGATACTGCATAAGCTGTGGTCGGGTTATTTACTACAATAAATGCGATGCCGGACATTACATCAATCGACGCCATATGGCTACACGATACGATGAGATGAATGTCAATGCTCAGTGCATTCAGTGCAATAGATTTACAGAAGGAAACATTCAGGGGTACAGACGTGGGTTGATTGAAAAGGTGGGTGAGAAGAACGTCGAAATGCTAGAAATAAAACGTTTCAACTCCTGTAAACTGACTGATGCAGAGCTGGATATATTGATAGATTTGTTCAAGAAAAAATTAGAAACATTAGAGAAAAATCAAATTTTTTTATAATAAAAGTGCTTATCACATAAGCATTTATTTGTATATTTATATTCGTTTTGTAGTATGGAAAACAAGCTAAAAATTGTGTACAAGGACATCGATTCATTAATCGAACCTACATACAACCCCCGCAAGATAACTGCTAAGCAACGGGAGGACATTAAAAAATCACTTCAAACGTTTGGCTTTGTTCAGCCATTGGTGGTGAACATTCATCCTGATAGGTTGAACATCGTTGTTGGTGGTAACCAACGCCTGAAAATCGCTAAGGCTATGGGATACACCGAAGCTCCATGTATTGAAGTATGTCTGGATGAACAGGCTGAAAAGGAGTTGAACCTTCGTCTTAATAAAAATCAGGCTGAATTTGACTTCGAGATGCTTAACGAGTTCTTCGATAAGAAATTCCTTTTTGAGGTTGGTTTCACCGACAAGGAGATTGGTAAAATCCAAAGTGAGTTTGAGGAAAAGTTCAAAGCCATCACCAACGACAATGCTGAAATGCCGATAGTTCAGCAGTTCAATGAGAAGTACTCAACTATTATGATTTTTTGTGATAACGAAATGGACTTAAACTGGCTGAGGAATGTGCTTAAACTTCAGAAAATGAAGGATTACAAAAACTCTAAGGTTGGAGAAGCTCACGTACTTACTGTTCAACGTTTTCAGGAGATTTGGGAGGAGGTAACAAATGTCAATTAAAATAGTGTGCCCATCAAAAGGAAGGGCAAATAATGTTCGGACTACCCAACTAATTCCATCTCTCACTCTTATAGTTCCTGCAAGAGAGGTGGAAGACTACAAGGCTCACAATCCTAACACGGATGTTGTGGGTGCTCCTTCGCATATACGTGGGATTACTCATACACGGCAATGGATTTTGGATAACTGGGCCAGTGAGGATGTGTTTATGATTGATGATGATGTGGTATCGGTAAGAAAGAACTACTTCTACGGAGAAGGTTCCGGAACTATCGATGACCCTGAAACAATACTTGAAATCATCAATCAAACCGCTTTTATCTCAAAGCAAATCAATTCAAGGGTTTTCTCATTCTCCAAAATCAGGAATCCACTTGAATACAATGCTTTTTCACCCATAGTACATACTGGTTATATGAATGCTTCTTTCTGTGGTTTCATCAGGGGACATGGACTGGCATACGACCTGAATCTTTCTGAAGGTGAAGACCATTACATATCGTGCCTGACAATCTACATGCACCGATATTGCCTTATCGACAATCGGTATTCATTCGTTACTGATGGAAATTTCACCGCTTTGGGAGGATGTAATGACTATCGCACCCGTGAGAGCATGATAAGAAACACGCTCTACCTACGGCAAAAGTTCGGAGAAGCTATCCAGTACAAGGAACCAACAGCTCTTAAACAGAATGTAAACATCGGAGAACGCTCACTTAAATTTCCCTATTGATTATGCAGCCATTTTTAAAAGATACATTCATCGGCATTCCATCACTTTCACGTCCGGAATACATCACAAAGAAAACCATGTCGTGGGCTAAAGAACTGCCCAATGTAAAGGTATTTGTTGAACCTAAGGAACGCTTTCTGTATAAGTATTACTTAGGTGATGCAGTCGAAACACTTCCTGAATCAAAGCAAGGGTTAATGTACTCACTTAACCACATCAGAAGGTACGCTAAAGAAAAGGGGTTCAAATACCTTTTCCAGCTCGATGATGATGTAGATGGTTTTGCCCGTATTGATACAGAAGAACCGTTGGAAGCATTTATGCAGACTCTTTCAGACTGCTATCAAGCTATGGAACAATTCCCATCAATCGGTGGGATACGCTTTACTCAGTACCGTTACTGGCTTTACTCTAAGAAAAATCTCCACAAATGGACACACCTCAATAAACCACTTCAGGGCATTGCAATGATTCGACTGGATGCCGTTGATGAGATTAATCCCGATATGCGGGAGTTTACCGATACACTCACCTCTCTTTACATGTGGAAAAAAGGCTTTCACACGCTTAATTACGGCTTATCCGGCCTAAAGGTAGTGCAGAATGCAAACAAGGGAGGATGTCAGGTTTACAACCGCAAACAGGATGCTTTAGACACTATCCACCTGCTTCAAAAAGATTTCCCCGAAGTGAAGGAAAAGCCCGGCTCGAGCTGGTTTGGTGTTGATGTGGACATCAGTTACTACTTAGATAAATATCGTTATACTTCGTTAAACTGCGAAGATGACAGCTTGCAAAATCACCTATCCAATTGTAAGTTTGAATAAATATAAAAACCTAATTTACAGAAAGATATGGAGCAAGTGACGACATTAAACGGATACGACCTGTTCGAGGTTGTTTCCGCATTTCAGAAAGAAATCCGCAGGGGTAACGAAGAAGGAGCTATGTATTGGGGTGTGGAGCTGTACGAAAGTGGTTTTATACCCTATGCATGGAAGCGAATGTTTATCATCTCAACCGAGGATATTGGTCTGGCCAATCCGATGGCAACGGTAATCATCAATTCTCTTTTCTGGCAGTATGAGAAACTTTCCTCAAACAAGGGAGACAAGAAGAAGCAGGAGCGATTGCCCTTTGTGCAGGCTATTCTGTTTTTGGTTAACTCACCCAAAAGCAGGCATACCGACTGGGCGTTGAACTACTACTTTGATTCTCACCTTTTCATTGATAGCAAGATGAAACCGATTCCGGATTACGCTTTGGATATCCACACACGAAGGGGCAAAATCAAAGGTAAAACCATCGATGACTTTTTCACTGAAGGTAGTTTGGTCGGAAATCATCAGGTGCAACCCAATGAGATTGATTACCGTAATGCTTGCCGGACACGATGGAATGATAAGGGGTGGCTGGATGCAGCAAAACAGAAGAAAGCGGAGATTGAAACGCTAAAGTCCTTCAAGTACAAAACCTATCAGCCGGAGAAAAGTAAGCCCGAACAAGCAACTCAAAGTACATTATTCGACTGAAATGGAATGACATAATATGACACATAAAAAAACGAAGTTCTCAGGAACTGCTGCGACACGGAGGAATAAATTAACCTTCGTGTCTGCTTACGATAAGTCCGCATGTAACGTGTCAGCATCATGCAGGCATACCAAAATATCGAGAAACTGCTTTTACGAATGGATGAAGACCGACCCATATTTCAGGGAACGGATAGAGGAGCTGGATGAGGAAGTACTCGACATGGCAGAGTCAATGCTAAAGAAAAATATTCACGAGCAGAAGGAAGCAAGTATTTTCTTCTTCCTCAAAACCAAAGGTAAGCAACGTGGATACATCGAAACCATCGACAACCAGCTAACCATTAATCCATTTGAGGAATTAATGAAAGCTGCAAGTCAGGTGGATGATGAATGAGAAGTATATATCTAAATTCAAAAGCTGGCAGAAGGATTGGAACCGCTTTGTGAGGGATGTTTTGAAAGCCCGGCTGGATCACGAACAGCAGGCTATCATTTCTTCGGTTCAACACAATCCAATGACTGCCGTAGCAAGTGGAACAGCACGAGGGAAGGACTTCGTGGCTGCTTGTGTCAGTATGTGCTTTCTCTACCTTACTCCCAAATTCTCTAAAGATGGCAGACTGGTAGAAAACACGAAGGTAGCAATGACGGCCCCTACAGGACGACAGGTGCTGAATATCATGGTGCCGGAAGTCAGGCGACTATTTCGCAATGCAGGATGTTTGCCCGGGCGATTGGTAGCAGGAGACATCAGAACCAGTTACGAGGAATGGTTTCTAACCGGATTCAAGGCAGGAGACGATGCAACTGAAGCATGGTCAGGCTTTCATGCTTCCAATACGATGTTTGTCGTTACGGAGGCATCAGGTATTACCGAAACCACTTTCAATGCCATTGAAGGTAACTTGCAGGGTAATTCACGGCTTTTGATTGTCTTCAACCCGAACGTTACAACCGGTTATGCAGCAAGGGCAATGAAAGCGGAACGATTCTCTAAATTCCGGCTGGATTCCCTCAATGCGGAGAATGTGGTAACCAAAGAAAACAGGATTCCCGGACAGGTGGACTATGCATGGGTAAAGGACAAGGTGGCGACATGGACAACTCCTATTTCAGAAGAGGATTTCAACGAGGGAGAGGGTGACTTTGTATGGGAAGGTAATTTATACCGCCCCAACGACCTTTTCCGTGTGAAGGTGAGGGGTATGTTTCCCAAGGTTGCAGAAGATGTTCTTATCCCTTACGAATGGATAGAGATTGCCAACCGGAACTGGGAGATTTACATGCAGGAAACACCCCTCAACCACTCCAAACTTATCATCGGTGCTGATGTGGCCGGAATGGGGCGTGACCGCTCGGTGCTTTGTCATCGTTACGGAAAGTTTGTGGAACGCTTCCAACTCCATCAATCCGGAGGAAAGGCTGACCACATGCACGTAACGGGAATGATTGCCCGGCATCTGAAAGACAAGCGGGTAATGGCTTTTATTGATACCATAGGGGAGGGGGCAGGCGTTTATTCCCGGCTCTTGGAGCTCGGTTTTGAAAATGCTGTTTCGTGTAAATTCTCTGAAAGTGCTTCGGGACTGAACGATGTAACAGGAGTTTACACCTTCCTGAACATGAAAGCTTACCTGTATTGGTGTGTTCGTGACTGGCTGGACCCGAAAAACAAAAACCATCCATGTTTGCCGCCTGATGATGAGCTGTTGGAGGAGGCTACTGAAATCAAATGGGTGTTTCAATCGAATGGTTCCATAGCTATCGAGAAGAAGGAGAACCTAGTAGAGCGGATTAAGCGCTCACCCGATAAGTTTGATGCACTGGCTAACACCTTCTATCCACACAACCACAATAACGTGCAGGATTTAAGCGGATTATTTTACTAAAATTTTAAAGTTGATGATTATGAGTGTTGATGAGATTTTTACAATGACAACCCCTGAGGAAATCATTCAGGAACTAAAGAAAGGTCGGGGAGCGGAACTTCCCGACATCAAAAAATACATTTCAGCTATTGACCCGCAAAAGCATCTTATCTTCGATGAGATAGAGCGACCAAACAAGCTGATTAAAAACGAAAACGGTGAAATCAGAACCGAAAAAGTAGCCCGGATTGCCCTTGCCCTTCAAAAGTTGATAGTAAAACGGGCGGCATCTTTTCTGTTTGGTAATCCGGTTGAATATGTACTTCAGGCAACGGCCAACGAACAGCAGAAGTTGGTGTTTACGGCTTTCCAACAGATAATGAGTGATGCGAAAATCAACTCCTTAAACCGCAAAATTGCTAAGGCTCTTTTCTCCTGCACTGAGATTGCCGAACTGTGGTATCCTGTCCCTTTAGAGGAAGGAGAGGAAACCCGCTATGGTATTGGTTCGTTGTATAAACTCCGGATGACAATACTCAATCCTATGAAGGGAGATGTACTTTATCCTTATTTCAACGATTACGGAGATTTGGTGGCTTTCTCCCGGGAATACACCACTAAGAATGCCGGAAGAAACAAACGCTACTTTGAAACATATACGGATAACTTCATCTATAAGTTCGACATTACAGAAGGTGCTGCAACCCTTGTTGAAGGTTTCCCAAAAGAAAATCCAATCGGTAAAATACCTATCGTTTACGCTCAAACAGAAACTGCCGATTACGAGGATGTTCAGTGTATGATTGAACGCCTGGAAAAACTACTCTCTAATTTTGCTGATACCAATGATTACCACGCTTCTCCCACCATCTTTGTCAAAGGTGCCATTAAAGGTTTCTCAAAGAAGGGAGAAAGCGGAAAAATCCTTGTTGGAGAAAAGGAATCAGAAGCAAACTATTTATCGTGGACACATGCTCCGGAAGCTGTGAAGTTGGAGATTTCTTCTTTGCTGGACTTAATCTATACCATCAGTCAAACTCCAAATATCGCTTTTGAGAACGTGAAATCCATCGGCACCGGAATATCCGGAAAGGCTCTTAAACTGATGTTTCTCGATGCTCATTTAAAGGTGCAAGACCACATGGAGGTGTTTGATGAATACCTTCAGCGCAGAACATCGGTTGTTAAGGCTTTCATCGGTCACTTCAATACTAAACTGGCTTCAATTGCCAAAGCAACAGATATTGAATTCATGATAACTCCTTTCATGATGGATGATGAATCCGATAAGCTGGAAGTGATAATGACAGCAACCGGAAATAAAGCTGTTATGTCTCAGAAAACAGGGGTCAAGATGGCCGGATTTGTTGCTGATGCAGAAGCTGAACTCCGACAGATTCAGCAGGAAGAAAAGGAGCTTAACACTATTCAATCTTTCCCCATATCCGTATGATAGAAGAAGCATTGATGCAGGTTATCAGAGAGATTATTCAGGAAAAACAGTCAGCAGGTAAATATCCCACCCATGCAACTAAAAGGGATGTTTACGAAAAGGTACGGCAAGCGCTCAATACTCTTTGGGCGCAAGGCCGTATCAGGGTAGGAGATACGATTAACGACAGATGGATTGAACCCGTATGAACAAAACACAATACACCGTTAAGGAGATTGGCATTAGCTACGACCGCCAACACTACCAACGCATCGAGCAGTATATTCTACAACTACAAAAACTCTACTTGTCGGCCATCAATGAAGCTGCAACAATAGTGGATGGAATAGTAGCAAGTCCTGCTGTTCCGTTTGCCTTTGAGAACTTTCCCAAAGCCCAGCGAAAGGTGGATTCCATCATCAACCTAATGAACGCTCAGATGTATTCCCACATTCGTGAGATGTCCCGGCAGGAATGGCTTGCTTCGAGCTTTAAAAACGACCAAATCGTCGAATTTATGTCTCAGGCAGCCAAGCTGTCATCCGAACAACTTTCACGCTTTAAAAACCGAAATATGGAGGCGTTGAAGGCTTTTCAGGAAAGGAAAATAAACGGACTGGGACTATCTGACCGTGTGTGGAACTACTCCCTGCAATTCAAAGGAGAACTGGAACTGGGAATCGACATCGCATTAGGTGAGGGACGATCTGCTGCTCAGCTTAGTCGGGACTTACGCCAGTATCTTCAAAATCCGGATAAGCTTTTCCGGAGAGTGAAAGACAAGCACGGAATTCTTCACCTATCCAAAAACGCCCAGAAGTATCATCCCGGCCCCGGTGTCTATCGAAGTTCATACAAGAATGCCATGCGTCTCACCAGAACGGAGATTAACATGGCATATCGTGTAGCTGATTATGAAAAATACCAGCAATTGGACTTTGTTACCGGAATTGAAATCATTCGGTCAAACCGTTTCTTCAATTGTCCGGTATGTGAATCAAAGAAAGGGAAGTATCCTAAGACCTTTCGATTCATTGGATGGCATCCACAGTGCAGATGTCATGCGGTGCCGGTGGTAGAGAATATCTTGCAGTGA